TACATATATGAAGCTGAAAGATGCCAAAGAAGGATTCTTCCTTTATGAGAATAAGAATACTCAAGAAGTCTTGATCATTCCAATTAGCATGAATGAAAGAAATAAGAAGATTATTGAGGACACCTTTATCTGGATGCAAGAGGTATGGGATAACTTCCAGAATGGTGATATTCCTATGAGACCAGCTGGTGCTACCAAGTCAAAGATGCCTTGCACATATTGTCCAATTAAGAAAGAGTGTTTTGCTAAAACAACTCCAATTGGAACGACACAGATTGAGCTTTTTGAGGTACCTAAGATATGAAATGTGCAAATAAAGAATGTACAATTGATTTTGAAGTAAAGACTCATAATCAAAAATATTGCTCTGATGAATGCTGTCGTGTTGCAACAAACAGACGGATCATGGAAAAGTATTACGAAAAAAAGGCAATTAGAAATGGTGCTCCAAGAGTGTGTAAAAGCTGTGCCACCAAGCTAAGTAGATACAATCAGGATGACATTTGTGCGGGATGCCAGAAGAAGATAGATAGAACTGTTACTGCAAGACTTATGGGTATGATAGATGACATTAGCTAAGCTTGTTAAGACAAAGGCTAATACTGTTTTAGGTATTGATGCATCTACTAACTCTATTGCATTTTGTCTATTTAAGAATGGCAAGCCTGTCAAATGGGGCAAGGTCGAGTTTACTGGTGCTGATATATTTGAAAAGATATATGATGCAAAAAAGAAGACACACGCAATGCTCGATGAGCTAGCCTCAGACTATATTGCAATTGAAGGAGCTGTTCTTGTTAGATCACCAGATGCTGTAATCAAGCTATCCTATGTATATGGTACCGTCATATCTGAGCTTATGAGTACAGGATCTAAGGTCATAACAGTTTCCCCAACAGCTTGGCAGGCAAAGATAGGTAATAAGAACCCTACAAAGGCGGAGAAAGAAGCAATAAGAGTCAAGAGTCCAGGGTACGCAGACTCATGGTACAAGAACCAGATTAGAAATATGCGTAAGCAAAGGACTGCTGACTGGGCAAAAAAGACTTTTGATGTAGATGTTGATGATTTTGATGTCGCTGATGCAATAGGCATAGCATTTTACGCAAATGAGGTGTTAACAGAAAGATGAAGTTCTACCAATCAAAAGACTGGCTGTATAGAAGATATGTAGTTCAGAAGAAGACAGTAACAGAAATAGGCAAAGAGTGTAACGTATCTGCTATGACAATACAGAGATACCTAGAGCAGTTTGGATTGATTAAGAAAAGATGAAGATTGCATACAAAATGTTTCATATTGAAGGCAATGAGTCTAGGAAAAAGAATGTCGATATAGCCAATAAAGTATTCCGTGACTTTGATTATTTTGATACTCCAACATATAAGATATCAAATAACATAGAATTAATTGAATTTGTTAGGAGAAATAAGTCTTTTTATTTTGATCAAGACGGTTATAACCTAGATAATAAGCAGGGCTGGAGATACGGAGAGCTTGGGATATGGGCAAGCAATTGGACAGCCTGGAATAATTTTGCTGAATCAGATTATGACTATTTGGTTTTAATGGAGGACGATTTGGTATGTCAGGAGGGTCTAGCTCAGGTTATAGTTAATTATATACAAGAGGTACCAAATGACTTTGATGCGTTATTTATGTTTGTCCCCGCAGATCAAATGCATAAATATGATAAGACAAGGGATATTTCTACTAATATAACTGGAGCATATCAAGATTGGTCTTGTGCATGCTATATTGTAAATAAAAATACTATTAGGGATATGATAGATATTGCAAACGGTGGTTTTTCTTTGCCACTGGACTGGTTTATGTTTAGACAACAGAATATTTTTAATGTATACTCGGTAAAGCCAGGCTCTTATCAAGCATGCAAAACAGAGAATGTAGAATCAACATTTCAAACTACACAGGAAAGAGAGATAATAAATGGGATATTCTAATCCAGAAAATAAGCCATGGGCACAGCAAAAGATAATTGAGTTGTCTCCTAAAACAGTATTGGATGTTGGTGCAGGCCAAGGAACATACCTCAATCTAATTAGAGAAGGAATTGGTGCTGGAGTTATCGTTAATGCGGTAGAGGTCTGGCAGCCGTATATTGATCAGTTTAATTTAATTAATCGATACGATAAACTATTCGCTATGGACGTCAGGGATATGGATAACTTTAGCTACGATCTTGTTATCCTTGGAGACATCCTTGAGCATATGTCTGAAGAAGATGCGGTAGCTTTGTGGGAAAAAATTTCAAAGCAGGCAAAGCATGCCATGATATCAATTCCAATTATTCATTATCATCAAGATGCCATTAATGGAAATCCATATGAGGTTCACGTAGAAGAAGACTGGACAATGGAAAGAGTGCTTGAGAAGTTTAAGGGCATTGTAGAGCATAAGAAGTTTGAAGTAACTGGAACATTTATAGCAAAGTTCGATAATGAAGATTCCTAATATTATTTGGCAGACTTATAAGGATCCTATAGATACGCTTGCTCCATATATGAATGATGCAATTCAGACCTGGAAAGACTTAAATCCAGAATATGAGCATAGATATATGGATGATGTTCAAGCAGGTCAATTTGTCCTAGAAGAATATGGGCAGGAGTGGTATGACCTGTTCGTTGGCCTTCCTGTAGGAGTAATGCGTGGCGACTTATGGAGATACATGATTATCTATAAGTACGGTGGAGTATATGCGGATCTAGATACAGAATGCTTGAAGCCAATATCCTCATGGATGCTAGATGATAAGGACTTCATTGTATGCCCAGAAACAAGCAATCATTTTTGTCAGTGGACATTCGCAGCCTCTCCAAATAATCCAATATTAAAGTATGTATTAGATTTAATTAAAGATAAATTGTTGAACCCAGAGTATGGAACTCCGCATTTTGTGCATAACCATACTGGACCAGCAATTTGGTCAGAAGGAATAAATAAGGCTTTAGGCATAAATCTAGATAATATTATTGAAGATTATGCCTTGTTAAACGAGTCTAGTAATGGTAAGATGTACGGATTCCATTGTTATGGTGGTGAAGACTGGAGAATATTTCATTTAGAATCAGTTCGTCATATATATGGAAGTCAAAAATGGAGTGACGGTAGTTATGTCCAATGGATTGAAGATCCACAAGTGAAGGGTACTAGGTAATGGCGGGATATCCCGAAAAAGATAAAGGCTACATGCATTGGGTTAATGACCTACAGCTAATAGCAACAGAAGCACCATCAGGAATTAAGATTATTAATGCATGTCTTGAGACCGCTGAAATGCTTATTAAGAAGAATATTTCTTATGGTAACTCAGCTCTTGATCCAATTCGCATCTTTTCAAAGGCGGATTCAAAAGAGCAGATCCGTGTGCGTATTGATGATAAGCTAAATAGAATTCAAAACGATCAAGCATTCCCAGGAGATAATGATATTGATGATTTAATTGGATATCTTATCTTGCTTAAAATTGCTAATCAATCCTAGTCAACCAAGATATGGTATACTGTATATATGACAATGGAAATTGATTTACCACAGCATATGGACAGAATGAATGCAGTAGTTGAAAAGCTACTACAGGGTAATTCTGCCACACAAATTGCAACCCTAACTGGTTTCCAGCGCAAAGAAGTCCTTGAGCTTATAGACGAATGGAAGAATGTCGTCCATAACGACAACACCATGCGTGATCGTGCAAAAGAGGCAATCTCTGGAGCTGACCAGCATTATGCTATGCTTATTAAAGAAGCTTGGAAAACCGTAGAAGATGCGGATCAGGCTGGGCAACTTGGTATTAAGTCAGGTGCATTAAAGCTCATTGCAGATATTGAGACAAAGAGAATTGCAATGCTTCAATCAGTCGGAGTTCTTGAAAATAATGAGCTCGCTACACAGTTGGCTGAGACAGAAAGAAAGCAAGATGTTCTAGTCAAGATTCTAAAAGAGGTTACATCGACATGTCCTAAGTGTAAGTTAGATGTGGCTCGTAGACTTTCACAAATTACAGGCGTAGTCGAGGCTGTAGTTATCGAAGAGGAACAAGCTTAATCCATGGATTTTGATTTTAATGATTTAATTGATATGCTCGATGGCGAAGAGTTTGAAGAGCGCCCAGTTGATTTGCGTACATTTGTAACAAGCCCAGACTATCTAGGCCTACCACCGCTGTCAGAATATCAATCAACATTAATTGAAAAGTCATCACAGATTTACAAAGAGTCTACTCTAATTAAATTATTTGGAGAAGAAGAGGGTAGACGCATGTTCAAGCAAACATGCAATGAAGTTATCGCTCAGCTTGGTAAGGGATCTGGTAAGGACTACACGGCAACAATTTCTGTAGCCTATCAGGTTTACCTTCTCCTATGTCTCAAAGATCCAGCAACATATTATGGAAAGCCTCCTGGAGATACAATTGATATTCTTAATATTGCTATCAACGCACAGCAGGCTAACAACGTCTTCTTTAAGGGTTTTAAGACACGAATAGAGCGTTCCCCATGGTTCGTTGGCAAGTATGAGCCAAAAGCCTCTGAGATCAAGTTTGATAAGAATGTAAACGTTTACTCTGGTCACTCTGAAAGAGAAGCTTGGGAGGGTTATAACGTAATTACTGTAATCCTCGATGAAATTTCTGGTTTTGCTGTTGAAAATACAACTGGTCATGACCAAGCAAAGACAGCTGATGCTATCTATGACATGTATCGTGCTTCCGTTATGTCACGTTTCCCAGACTTTGGCAAAGTTATTTTGCTATCGTTCCCCCGATTTAAGGGAGATCCAATTCAAAAGTTTTATGAGTCTGTAATTGCAGAAAAAGAAGTTGTAGTTAGATCAAAGACCTTAAAGATGGACGATGATCTGCCAGACGGTACTGACGGTAATGAGGTGACGGTAGAGTGGGAAGAAGACCATATAAATTCTTATCTTTATCCTAAGACATATGCTCTAAAGCGCCCAACATGGGAGGTAAATCCAACCAAGAGTCTTGAAGATTTCAAGGTAGACTTTTATAAGAACATGCCAGATGCCCTAGCCAGATTTGCATGCATGCCACCAGAGATGGTTGATGCGTTCTTTAAGTCACGTGAAAAAATTGAAAATGCTTTTAATAAAATGCCATTGGCAATAGATCAATTTGGAAGACTAGAGGAATGGTTTCAGCCAGACCCAGAGAAGGAATATTTCCTGCACGTTGACCTTGCCCAAAAGCATGACCATTGTGCAGTTTCTATGGCACATGTTGATAGATGGGTTAATGTGAAAATTACTAATGAGTATTCTCAGCCTGCTCCAATTGTTCAAGTAGATGCAGTAAGATACTGGACCCCTACCTCAGAAAAGTCGGTGGACTTCACAGAGGTAAAGGATTATATATTGTCTTTAAGAACACGTGGGTTCAAAATTAAAGTGTGTACATTCGATAGATGGAACTCACACGATATGATGCAACAGCTTAAGGCTTATGGAATTAATACAGAAATTTTGTCGGTAGCTAAAAAGCATTATGATGATATGGCTATGATTGTTTTAGAAGATAGACTTACTGGTCCTCATATTAAGTTGCTGGTAGATGAATTACTACAGCTTAAGATTATGAAGGACAGAGTAGATCACCCTAGAAAGGGATCGAAAGACTTGGCTGATGCTGTTTGTGGATCAGTATATAATGCAATTAGCAGAACAAGAATAACAAATGATAGCGAGATCAAGATTCACACCTATGAATCAATGGATATGGACAACTTCCTTGAAGATACTAGTGAATCTATTAATCTAATTAGAGCACCACAAATGCCAAATGACTTAAAGGACGCAATGGATAGGATGATGATAATATGAGTACGTATCAAGAAAAAGCAAAAGAATGTAAGTGTTGTGGAAAGCATGTTCCGCTACCTATCGTTTTAAAAGAATATAATGGAACTGTTCTATGTCCTACAACATTTGCAAATGTTGTTGAGTACAAAAGAATCTGGTTGTCAATAGGCAAGCGTCCATCTGGTAGCATAAGAAAGCATTTCTCAGACTATGTTCAGCAATTAGTAGAAAATACTATTGACAAGAACGAAGACGGTACGTTATAATTTACTCACATGGACCAGTAGCCAAGTTGGTTAAGGCCCCGAACTCATAATTCGGCTATCGTAGGTTCAAGTCCTACCTGGTCTACAAAATGGAGTATAATAGTTTTATGGATGAAGAAGAGACAGTAAGCCACTATCTTGAGATAGGTGCTATTGAGATCATTGGAGTTGAAGATGACGGGCAGTTTATATTCAACATAACTCAATCTGCAAAACAGCTTGCTCCAGAACTTTGGAACGCACATATTGCATATGTGGACGAGATGTTAATTGAGCTTTTCGAAAAGGGTTTAATCAATGTAACATATAATGAAAACCTAGAAGCTCATATCGAACTAACAGATAATGGTAGACAGATACTTACCGAATATGGTATAGTAGACATGTCAGAAGATAATTAAATAAATGCCTTCATAGCTCAGAGGACAGAGCAAACGGTTTCTACCCGTAAGGTCGCAGGTTCGACTCCTGCTGAAGGTACTGTGATGTTGTATAGACGGGTTCAAAACAGTATGGTATAATTTAACCATGCCTTATAAAGATCCAGAAAAACAAAAAGCAGCACAAAAAGCTTGGTATAACAGTAATAAAGAATTAACGTTATCAAGAACAAAAGCATTTAGAGAAAAGTCTAAGCAAGTAGTTAGAGATATAAAAGAGTCTTCTCCATGTACAGATTGCAAAATGCTATACCCGTATTACATAATGCAGTTTGATCATATTGACTCTACGATTAAGGAAGATGGTGTTAGTAACTTACTACGCAATTCTTCATTATCAAAAGCATTGCATGAGATATCTAAATGTGAATTAGTTTGTGCTAATTGCCATGCAGCAAGAACATGGAAAAGGCAACATGGAATTGAAGTATAAAAATATAGTATTAAATAGTCATAAACTAAAAGGAGAATAAAATGAAGGCAGTAGTAGAGGGTGGAGCATCAAAGGCTCCACAAGGATCGGCAGCAAGACTAGTAGAAGTAGCGCTAGGCGAAATTGGATACATCGAAGGTCCAAAGGATAATGAAACAAAGTACGGAGCATTTACAAAGGCTAACTTCCAACCTTGGTGCGGAAGCTTCGTCAACTGGTGCGGAAATGAAGCTGGAGTTAAGATTCCTAACACAGTTTATACACCAGCAGGTGCACAAGCATTTATGAAGGCTGGAACATGGCAGGCAGCAGAAGTTGCAACACCACAAGTTGGCGATATTGCCTATATGGACTTCCCAAATGATGGCGTCGATAGAATTTCTCACGTAGGAATTGTTGTTGGAGTTAATAATGATGGAACAGTAGACCTTGCAGAAGGAAATACTGCACCAGATAAAAAGGGAGATCAGCGCAACGGCGGTCAGGCATGTGTTAAGAATCGTGCATACAAGAAGAAGAACGGCTCAAAGCTTCGCAGAAGCCAGACTGTTTCTATTGTAGGATTCGGACGACCAGCATTTGGTCAGGTTGTAAAGACTAAGCCACAGCCAGAAGCCAAGCCAAAGAAGGCTGTTGCAAAGCCAGCAGCTCCAGTAGTAGAATCAAAAAAGAAGTAGCATAAATGTATCTCGACAAAGATACAAGCTCTTTATGCTTTGACGATATCCTTCTTGTTCCAAAGAAGTCTAAGATTAAGTCAAGAAGTCATATTGATATATCAGTCGAGATAGGTGTGCCAGCAAGACCTAATTCCACTATAAAGTTAGGAATGCCTTTTATCATTGCGCCGATGGAATACATTAGCTCAGTAAAAATGTTAGAGGAAATCTATCTTTATGGTGGAATTGGTTTTGTCACAAGATTTCAATCAAAAGAAGATCGCTTATCTCAAATAAAGTTAATCGGTGCAAGAGCTGGGTTTGCAATAAATGTAGATGAGGCATACGACAAAAAATTCATTGATGCCGTATTGTCTACGGGAACAAGAGTAATTCTTTTGGATACTGCAGTTGGTCACACAGAACTTGTTGTAGATGCAATTAAGAGCTTGAGATTCATAGTCCCTGATTACGTACATATTATGACTGGCAATGTAGCCTCCTATGAAGCATACTTTGATCTAATTGAAGCTGGTGCCGACTCTGTTCGTGTCGGTATAGGTGGCGGTGCTGCATGTACGACAAGAACTTCAACTGGATTTGGAGTTCCAGTATTAGCATCTATTATGGATATATATAATTATATAGAAGATGATCCTATTAATGGATTAATTTCAGACGGTGGCATAAAGCAAAATGGAGATATTGTAAAGGCGATTGCAGCAGGAGCAAGTGCAGTTATGATGGGAAGCATGTTTGCTGGTCATGATGAATGCGGTAGTAATAAATTTAGAGGACTGGCTTCCCTAGATAGTCAGATTGAAAAGCCAGAGTTTGATTTGCCACCAGGAGAAGTTCCTCATGTAGAGGGTGTTTCTGGAATTATTTCTAATAAAGGACCTGTTTCAAATACCATATTGGGAATGAAGAATAACCTTCAAAGCGGGATCTCATACTCAGGTCAGGACAATATTAGATCATTTCAGGATCATGTAAGATTTATCAAGGTATCTAGTGCTTCCCTGCTTGAATCTGGTTCAAGAATTTGATATAATATATCTATCACGCCATTTCGTGTGATACGGGCCTAGTTACGCCTTAGGATACACCTGAGCATGTGTTAAAACTGCTCTTTACTTTTAAGGAGGATTCGTGTACGAATACCGTGTTAAGAAGCTCATTGGTGTAATAGATGGGGACACTATAGATGTAGATATAGATCTTGGTTTCGATATTTCATTAATGAAGCGAGTACGCATGGCGGGAATCGATACCCCTGAATCCCGCACAAAAGATAAGAATGAAAAAGTATTAGGTTTAGAATCAAAAGAGTATCTAAAGTACAAGCTTAAGGATGCAAAAGAAATAGTTATTAAGACAGAACTTCCAGATAGTTCAGAAAAGTATGGTCGTGTTTTAGGGTGGGTTTATGTAGATGGACAAGATAAGTCTATTAATGAATCTATGATCGAAGATGGATATGCTTGGGGATATATGGGTGAGACTAAGGTAAAAGACTTTGAAGCCTTAGCAAAAGCGAGAAAGAAAAGCGGTAAGTAATGCCAGTTTATGAGTATAAGTGTGAATGTAATAATGAAGTAGTACAAGTAAAGATGTCGATTTCTGACTATAAGCCAGAGCAAACATGTGAGCTATGCGAGAAACAGATGGGAAGACATTACACTCCAACTGGAATTCAATTTAAAGGCAGCGGGTTCTATAAAACCGATAATCCTAAGTAGGGTATAATTAATCCATGATAAGAACGAGGATAGTGACTCTATCAACAACACCAGAAGATCTTACTTCTAGCGGAGAAGTAGATCCTCCAATAGCATTATCAATACAAAACATAATGACCTCTGGATATGCATATATAGGCACAGAATCTGTGTCTTCTATTGATTACGGTCATAAGCTGTATCCAGGACAATCTTTTACAATTCAACTGGACCCATTTGATAGCATATTTGCTATAGGAGATTCAGGAGTTAAGATAGCTGTACTAAGCCTGGATATACGATGAAGAATTCAAAGATATCAATAACTGCACCAACAACTATCGAAAGTGATTTTGCTGTAAGTGGTGGGACTCTTGGTTCACAGCCTACATTCAATGGAGCGCCACTTTTTAGCGGATCTTATATAAAAACTGGATCTTTAGTTCATTTTCAAATACAGGTAGACATGGACAATATAACCAGTTTTGGTACTGGACAATACTATGTGGATCTTCCTTTCCCATCTAGGTATAGCTACAAGTTTAGAGAAGGATGCTTACACGATATTTCTTCTGGTATAGACTATGCGATCACTGGTCATGTTTATGCTGGGCAGTCAAGACTAACACTTGGAAGCACAGATGCATCAGGGAACACTGTATTCGATGTACCATTTGTTTACAATAACCCAACGACCCTTGCAGTTGCAGATAACTTCCATATTTCTGGTACATATACAGCTCTTAATTAAATACTTTAGCATGATATAATTGCTAAGTAGTTAAAGTTTGACTACTTAGGAGATCCTAATTGACCAGAAAGTTTAAGTACGTTTCTACCAGCCTATTTATAACAGGCTGGCTTTTCCTTATTGGTCCTAGTGTAGCCAACGCTGACGAGACAACAGTACAAGTTGGTGAGCCAACTACGTCAACAATTGGTTCAATCCAAATATCAGATACATCTACTGTTACAATACAGGCTCCTACACAAATTATTGAATCTGCAAATACTGCAATATTACAAGCCGAATCTCAGACTGCTACAATAGAAAGCAATGCAACAGCAATCACGACTGTTACAGATACAGTCACAGCCACTATTCAACAAGCAAATAATTCTATAATGCAGGCCCAGTTAGCTGTAGATACCGCTACTCTTGCTATTATTCAGGTTGACTCAGCTACAGTCTTGGTGGAAGAGGCTGAAGAGAATGTTGCTGTATTAGAAATAGCAGTAGAGTCTCAGACTGCGGTAGTGGAAGACAAGACATCGGTATTAGAATCTGCTACAGCAGTAGTAAATGAAAATACATCTTCTGGATTAACCATGACAGTTATACATAATCCTGGATATAATAATGCCCCTCCACTTAATGTGGGAACGGTGGCTAGAGTTGTTACTGATACTAACGGTATTAATGAAAACTTTGATGCCAATGCAAATTTAGTCATGGCAAATGATGACTTTAAAGTAAGATGGGACGGCATTTG